TCATCTCCGTTATAGACGGTTATTTTAAGCGTTGAACAACTTGTCTTGGCTTCGTAATAGGACGCCTTCGCCCCTTCTTTAATCTTTCTTATCGGTGTCATTCTGGTCATCAAATAGTTCCTCATAATCTTTTTGGTTCGGTTTTCCGTGGGGGTCAAGGATTGCCACGGAACAGGGTTTATGGCAGTTAGAACAGTAAGACTTTTCCGGTAAATCGTAAATGGACAAGGTAAACAGAACATTGGCTTGGCAACAGGACGAAACGATATTGCTTTTCATCACAAGTCCATCGGAAACGCTTGGCAGAGCGTCCCCTTATCCGTGACCACTCCGCAAGACAAGACGGGTTTCTTGGTAAAGTCCCTTCCGTAAGCCATAGCGTATGAATGTCTATCTACGCCCGATCCTACGTTCATAGCGAATATACGGTCTTTCTCGCTTACCAAGTATTGAGTAGCCGCAACCGAATGGATATGCCCTATCACGGTTGACTGTCTTGATTGCTGGGCCGCCGAGATATGCGCTCTTTCTCCCCGCAGACCCGTGCCGTGGGTATACCTTACCCCGTCTATATCCCACGAATAAGCGTCCTCCCAGCCATTTGGGAGTCCCCATATCTCCCTAAACTGCCTGAAAACTTCGTCAGGAAGGCCCACGTGCTTACCTTTTAGGTCAACCCGCCTATCATGGTTGCCTAAACAGAGTTTGACGTTAGGGAAGGCTTTATACCAGTTTTTAAGGTGTTTGCGGGCTTCCTTGATTTCATCTGCCGGGGAGCGTCCATTTGGGTCGGGGGTGTAGTTCATTGACAAGGCGTGATTATCTACCAAGTCTCCAATATGGACAACCGTTCCGCATTTGACACGCTTTTGGACAGACAGGCAGAAGTCAAGATACCCGGGGTGGGCGAAAGGCAGGTGTGTATCGGCTATTACAAGCACGTGGTCTTTATAGTACATTTACCCTCCTAACAGGTTTAGGGCTATCCCGTGGTTAGGCACGGGAAGGGCTTGCGCCTTTGTCGCCCTATAATCACTTTACTTGTATAACGCTTAAATACCCGGCAGCCGTAGCGGTAGCTGCACCGTCAGCATCAGCTTTGACCGTGTATGTGGTTGCCGCAGTTCCCGCTCCAGAGTCAACAAACATTATCGGAATTACACCACGAATAATGTGTGTGGCATCGGGAAGAACGTTAGCGGTAAAACTATGGAGCAATACAGCGTCTCGATAGAGGGACAAGAGAACCGTGACAGCAGTTCCTACCGAAGCCAAGTGGCACGTTCCCAGCAGGATTACGTTTTGACCAGCGATAGTGTTTATAGCTACGGAAGCTATCGTTATTGCTGCTGATATATCGTGGGCGGTGGGGTCAACATCGTTGCCCTCAACCGAATTTAACACGTCATCGACATATTTCTTGTTAGCGACTTCCGCGTCTAACGTGGGAGCGGCCGCAGGCACAAGGGGTGTCGAACCAAACGTCTTTAATCCGTTGATTGTCTGGTCGGTGGTCTTAAACACGCAATTATCGGTCATATCGGTTTTTAACTCTGAACGCAGGACTTTCTTCTTGACGTAAAGCGCCGCGGAGTCCTCTATCATAAACAGGTCGTTATCGGCGAGTGAAGCGCCTTTGGCGGTCAAACCTGAAAAGTTGGGATGTGATACCCACGTTCCCGCGGTGTAGCATATATACATTATTGACGTATCCGTGGCGATATAAATGTCCCCGGCACTCGGAACAGCCGCCTTTGCCGCGTCTAACCCCCTGTTTATCGCCCCGGCGTAAGCGGTGGTGGTTATCGTTGACCACGAAAGGCTTGTGCCGTCATTGTAAAGGTAGCCCGGAACAAGCGTCGGCAGGTTTATTAAAATACTTGTGTCAATCTCTGCCTGAAGTTGCTGGCATATCATAACGAGTTTATCGAGTGAAGCCTCTATCGTCTCGGCCCGAGCAGGGTCGCCCTCGATAAAATCGGTTGTTTGCGTCAAGGGCATAATGCGCTCGATTATCAAATAAAATGTGGCGGCATAGGCGGCGGTTAAGTCTATGTGCCCGCCCGTGGGAACGCCTGCGCCCGTGACCGTATAGTCCGTGTTAAGGACGAGGACGGTTTCGGTATAGGGCGAGGCTATCAGTTTTTTGGTGACGACAAGGTTTGAATCGGCAAAGAAGTAATAGGGGAACGGATAGGCCGTTGTGACTCCGTCGCACGTGTAGACAATTCGGTTTGTAGCGGATGATACGCTCATTTTATCTGCCTTTCTTCTGGTTGGGTGCGTTCACGTTCACTCCAAGCATATCAAGAGCCGTCAATATCGAAAATAACACGGGGTCGGCTCCGTCGGGGCTTTGCGCTAACTGGTAAAGATTCTGTATCGGAATAGGTGTAATTACGTTTACAATTTCACCGCCAATGGTCGGTTTAGTCCCGCGCATTGTCCTGCCTTCCCACGTGTCCAAGAGAACACGAGCGACAGGAGAGGCTTTACCCGACATATAACTGACCGCCAAATCGAAGGGGCTATCTACCCCATATTTACCAGTTCCGGTTTGGACGTATCTGCCTTTAGCGTTTACTTTCCAGAATCCCCACTTGCCATTATGTAGGGTGGGAACCATTCGTGTAGCGAGAGTGATTAACGAACCCATTCCCGCGGATATGTTTAGTTTGGTCTTGTGGTCATCTCCAACCAGTATCTTACCAAAATTGGACGAGCGAGGATCTAACTCCACGCTATCGGGGTCGAGTAATTTAGATATTGTCAGCACTCCGGCGAGTGCGCCGACAACCTTTAACAAGTTTTGTGCCGCCATTTTCTTTACTGCGGGATTCATTTTGGCATCAAAAGCGTGTGCCGTTAAGACATCGAAGTTCGATTTGGCGTATTTAACAGAGAATACGGCGACATTGGCAAATCTTGACTGTTCGGGAGTGAGGTTGACCTTACCACGACCCGTCATAGCGTTTATCATCGTGCCAAGCCCTGTTTCCTTATCCATTACGTTAATACCCATTTTTTCGACTTGGGGTATCAACACATCAGCCAAATCCGCCCTCATCCTTAAAGCCGCACCGTTATAAGCCGATTCAGATGCTTTATATAACCTACCAAAAAGAGGGATTTTACCGATTATGGAAGTCGGGAACGCTTCTTCCGATTCAATACCTATATCAAGTTCCATCGCCTTATACTTGCCGTTTATGGCGTTTTCCCTTGAAAAGACATCTGCCTTAATCGGAAGCATAGCGTCTATACCTTTTAATTCTTTTCCTATATCCCCCCAGGATTTCGCAAAGTTCTTCATCCATATATCGGGGTGGTTTATTAAGGTCACTAAACCTTGTCTGCCGAAGAAACTATTATCTAACGAAGCGAGTATAGATTTTGTTGTCCCGGCGATAACGTCAAATGCTTTATCCGCGTAAGTAAGCGGAGTTTTAGGAACATTCTCTTTTGCTTCCAGTTTTAATTGTGATACATAATCCTTGAATACGACATAGGCGGTTCCGTAGTCTATTCTTTCCGAACTTCCGTTTGGAGAACCGGGCTTAATCAGGGATTTCTTTTCTGCCGACGACTTGGCTAAATCGGCTATCTTTCCCGCTTCTTCCATAGTCACGTCCACACCAAGACGTTGCGCCGCCAAATCAGCCAAGAACGAGTCCATATCTTTCGGCTGGAGTATATTCGACATCTTTTCAATTCTTGAAAGCAAATCCCTTTTCGCTTCGGGCTTTATACCAGACATTTGTTTCGCCCAGTTTATCATACCGAGTTGCTGGTTTTTAAGCAGGAGTTTACTCTCAAACGAGGCATTGACAAACTTGGCGTTTGTTTCGCCCAAGAATGAAGCAAAAAACTTGTGCCGTTCCTCGCTACTTATTTCAGAAAGTTTAGCGGGGTCTATCTCTCCCGATTTCAGACGTTCAAGAAACGCATTAACAAGGTATTTGGGTATACAGGCCATTAGCACTCCAGCGATTTTATGAAGTCTGTCCAGGTTTCTTTCGTAGCCGAGGTTTTCTTCATTTCTTTTCTAATATCCGACACATCTTTCTCTACCAATTTTCTAACATCTTTGGTCTTTAATCTCTTTTGAGCCGATTCCTGCCTTATCTTGGCTATTTCGTTTATGGCGGTGACGGGGGATTCGGGATCACGCTCTGCCAATACCCTTAATCGTTTACCCATCATAGTAGCTTCTTTGACAAGTTCGGACGATACTCCCAAACTCTTGATAGTCGCCACATCTCCCTCTTTTATAGCCCTATTTTCAACGGCTATAAACACGCTTTCGGGAAGTATATCATTGGGCGGTAATTCCTCTCCCATAGCAATTCTCTTCGCCATATCGTAATCTTTATTGAGTAATTCCACCGCTTTTCTTGATTGTTCTGCCATATTGTCAACGGCATACTTTGGTAAATCTCCCAAATCACCGAGGTTCTTGACGAGTTTGTTCTCTATGGCTTTTTCCTCGACTCCGAGAGCAAGACCCCTGACTTTGGTCTTACCTGTGCCGGGAGTTTCCGCTACCTTCCCCTCTCCTGTGGGTATCTTTGCCCCTTCAGGCGTTATCGTGCCGGAAACAGGCGGTTCTGCCTTAATGGGGGGCTGTTCCAAGACCTTGCTTATTGCTTCTTTGACTTCGGGTCTTATCGCCTTATCCGCCATCATTGTATCAACGGTTGCTTTGACTTTCTCGAAGTCGCCATTATTGGCGTGTTCATTTATTAACTTTTCATATTTACCGAGGGCGGTCTTTTCAGGACTGATCTTGGTTGCTTTTTTTAGGTGAGGAAGTAAGGCGAAAGCTACTCCGTAAGCCGTGCCGTTTACTACCCCGCTTATCTGCTCGTCTTTTGTCGGCAACCTATTTTCTTTTAGGGCTTCGTAGAATGCGCTTCCCCAGCCAAGTGAGGTCATTATGGGAATGGCTTTTACGCCCGAGCCAGCGTTGCCGTAGACGGTTCCCATTGCGATACCTTCCCCCGCTCCTACAATCCCCGCTCCCGTCCGCTCAATGACATTACCTTCTTTTTGTGTTCCTTCAATCATGCTGCGCCAACCCTGCCCTAACGCAAAGTCGGGTATACGGCTTAATATGGCTTCAACTTTAGGAAGGACTTTTCCCGTAAGAGCGAGTTTAGTCTGTCCGCCCGTTAAAACATCTACCGGGAGTGTATATCCTAAATTAGCGGCGCTTTCGACAAACTCCCCCGCCAACTGTACACCCTTATTTTTAGAGGCACTTTTCTGTTTCTGTTCCTCCGCTAATCCTCGTTCCCATTTTGCCACACCCTTTATTTTTTTAGAGATTTCCCCGCCAAAAGCCCAATCAGCAGGACTGGCGGAGGTAAGAAGTGCCGCCATATCAAACATACCCGCCGCTGCGTTCTTAATTCCGGCATCAAATCTCATTGCCATACCTTTAATAAATCCAACTTTGTGTTCTTCGGGAACGGCAGGAAGGAACGTATCGGTCGGCGCAGTATTACCCATAGCCTGATCGAGCGTCATCTCGTCATTATCAGAGGGTTCTGATTTTGACAAAGCGAGAGCGTCGCCAAGCGTCATCTCGCCGTCTTGATTATTCTGCTGTATTTGATTTTCCACTTACAATCTTTCCGGTCGGAGCGCCAGTTGAGGTAAACCCCGATACCTTGAATAATTTTCCATTAGGCAGGGGAACATAATCGCCAATAGCATATTTAGTCTTGTTCGGGTTGCTTTCCTTGACGTTTTTATCCACTTCTTCTTTGGCTATTTCGACAATCCTCTCTCCTGTGGCGTTCTCTGATTTTGCCCTGCCTATTGTTTTGTTCATAATAGCGGAAACAACCGCACCGCCGGGGCCGAATGACATACCCGAAGTAGAACCTTTAATGAGGTTCCAAGCTGTTGACCAAACTTTAGACTTCGGACGATTTGCTTTTTTTACGTCAGCAAGATATTCCTCTTGGACGGACGTATCTCCAGTTCCTTTTTCAACATAAAGAAGATGGTTGACATCTCCATCTGTAAGTTTTCCGGCAGCACGGGCATTTAAGATTTTAGTCCTTATCTCGGTGGCGGATAAGTCGCTCCTTGAAATATCGGTCATTAACTCGTCATAAACCATAACGTTGTGTTTGGGGTTTACCATAGTCGGAGAGGTTAACGCTTTAATTAAACCTATGGCGTGTTTGGGGTCAACAAGTTTAGCATCCACCTGCTTATTGACTTTATCTATCAGGTCGGTGGTCATTTTATTCTTTTCTACACCCTCGGGAGATTGTATTATGTCAAGGTATGCGTCAAGGTTATCAGATTCAGCTTGATTTTTGGCTATAATAAGATTTCTTTCGGCGATTTTCTCATCCTTCAATATCTGGTTTTCTGCCATATCGGTCAATTTCAATCTCTGGTCGTGCGGTAAATCGGGATATAAACCTTCCTTGCCTTTCTTTAATTCGACAAGGGTTGCTTTCGGGTCGAGGTTCATATCACTTGTAGCAAGCCCGACGTTCAGTTCTGTTTTTACTTCTTCCCTGAACTTCTGTGTCGCTTGGGCGTTCCATATTCCCCGTCCAGCCATCTCGTTGATTTTAATGTTTATATTGTCCATAGCGAGTGCTCGGTCGGCAGGAGTTCCGGCGTTGTAATAGTTTTCCTTCTCGCCATTTATAAAATCCATAGCATTGGCGCTCATAGACTCGTGCTGTTTCTGCCTTAAATCGTCTTGTATCTTGTTCGTATAGGACATCGCCCTTATTTGGAAGTCAGCGCTGAACCTATTTTTGACTAACTGGTTGCCTATCTTTTCCGATTCTTCGGTGTGTATCTTATCTATTTCTTCCTGAAGTTTATCCCCAGCGCCCCATATGTCGGGGTCATTCTGTTTCTTGATATAAAGGTCATTCAATCTTTTCTGTGTATTGACCTGCGCTGACGTAAATTCATTCTCGTCCTTTATCTCCTGGAACTTCTCGCCTATCTGCATCAAGGTATTTCCGACTTTTGACAGGGCTTCGCCTTCCGCCCCGACTTTACCCTTGACACCGAAATCGGAGGCATTGACACGGACGTTCGGAGATTCTACGCTTAATTCTCTCTTGCCTGTGAACTGGGGTATTTGCGGCATATTAAGTTCCCTTCTTTGTCGGTATTGAACGGGTCGCCCAATTACTGGCTTGCGTTAAGAGTGTCGAAGCGATATTGCCCCCGGCCGTGGCCCAAGCCGCGTTAGCGTTTCTCTCGCCCGTTTCTTCAGCTTGAGTGCCTAAATAGGTCTGGTAATCAGCCGAACTCAACGCCTTGTTCTTTTCAATTTCGGAGTTGTATTTCGTGACCATTATGTCCATTTCGGCTTCAGCGGCTGAATCGACCAATACGGCGGTTGGCGAGCCGTCCAACAATACCCCTGCTTTGGCGTAGGATGCCCGTTGTTGAGAGTTTAGCTTCTTGGCGGCCTTCCGTTGGCGATAAACACTCAAATCAGTCTTGCGGTCGATTAGCTCGGCTTCCTGCTTGTAAACGGAGGCGTTGTAATCATACGCTTGCTTTTGAGATTTGCCTGTCGCTTCAGCGGAATCAGCTGTTGAGCTTGCCTGCGAAATCTGTCCGGCTATCGACGTTCCCAAACCTATTACAGCGGTAGCAAATGCCATAGTTCTCCTTTAACTTTCAGAAACATCGACTTTGGTGATTATGAGCAAAACATTTAACGGCAAAGGCTGGTCTTGTATGATGTATACCCTGCAATCCCTGTCCCAGTCCGTAGGGGGGGTTATGCGTTTATCTCCCGTGAAAAGGGGTATAGCGACATCCATAGCCATCGAGGAAGTCCTGAACGGAACGGTGTCCATTCTCCCGCCCAATGTACCTATCTTACACCCCACGCTTTCATATAACCTGACGATAATCTCCCAGATCTTTTTGACTACACCCTGCCCTGCTCCCAAAACCGAGCCTGTTTCAAGTTTCAAGGTCTGTATCTTTGAGGTGAAAGGTAATCCAACGTGCGCTTCAGAATAATCTCCATCAAGAGTGATAGCATTGGCAACCACCGTCCTGTTTGGGTGGACCGCCCCGTCAACCAAGACGGACACGGTTTCCCCGTTTATATGGTCAAGTGAACTTACGGTTGAGAAACAAACCCTTGCCTCTCCGCCACTTTCGTAAGCGTGATATAACGAGCCGTCTATTGCGGCAGGGGTTGTGGCGGTGTCGAATAACTCAAAACTTCCAGCACCTACGGCGTTTAAGGTAAACTTCCTGTTGTTTAATTCCGTCATCCCTACCACACCGCGTATCTTTATCGTTTCCGTTCCGGCGAGTGTATTAACGCACGAAACGACGGGAGGATTAGCCGCGGTAATCGCCGTTATCGTTAAAGGCAAGTCAACCGAAAGGCCCGAATCGACAAAGAAAGCGTCCTCCTGTTCGTTGCCGTAATCAAAGGGCTTGAAGTATTCAACGTATTTCTTGGCAGAGCCGCCGATTGTCCGTTCAACGATAGTCCAGACCATATCTTCTTCGCCGTTAGGTATTACAGTGACAGACTTGTATTTCCCGTCGGTGGTTATTCTTGACCAAGCGGCAACCTCTTGTTCGACCTGACGAGTCAAGATAGCCATTTCTCCGTCTGTCCTAACGCACCACAAAAGGTTATCGGGAGACTGCTGATAGTCCATTTCAACAATACCTGATTCGGTGATATGTTCTGACAGGACGGTTATGTTCGCACCAGAGAACGAGTCTGTCGTGAAGTCATAGGAAAGTTCCCTGACCACCCTGCCGTCATCCTGTAAGTAATAGACGTTAGCGCCTATGCGTTTTGGCAGGACTGCGGCGCAACGATAGGAAAGTTCTTTCCTGACGCGTATGTTTGTCGGGGTTATCGGAGCGTCATCGCCCGTTCCTATGATAAACGCGCCGCCCTTTGAACCCGCCACCAAAGACCTCGAAGCCATTAACCAAGATATTGCGTTGACTTGGTTATCTGCGACTGTGTAGACCAGAGCGTCTGTATCCAGCGCCCCTTTTTCCATATTTTCAAAGTCGTCTGTCTGCGACATCCATATCGTCTGTGGTTCGTAAGTAGACCCGGCGAAACTAAGCCTTTGTTCATAGAAACTGACCGCCGCGGGATAACCTCTATAATCCGACCAAGCGCCCTCGGCCCAATCCGTTGTAGCGCCTCCGGCAAAAGTTTCTATAACTGAAGCGTCTACCAACTGGGCGTTTGTATAGCCAGTTATCTGAACGTATCCCTCTTGAATCCTAAAATACCCACCGACTTGTGTGGCGAAGAACGTATCTGCCGAAGCCGCTATTGTAATCGCACCCGCAACTCCTGACGGGGTTAAAGTCGTTGTCGTGGCGTTATCAGACAAGAACGGCCCCCAAGTGAAAGTAATATCAGATATTGTCCAAGCCGTATGCGAAGTCCTTGACAGTTTTCTCGGAGGATAGTCTTTGTGTGTGATATAGAGAACGTCAGCCGATTGGGCGAATTGGAGTTCAAACAGGTCTGATTCGTCGTATAGGGTCGCTATATCGACTGGAACTCCACCACCCGAGTCTACAATCCCCGGAATACCTGAAACGACATAATATACACGTATGTTCAGGTGTCCAAATTCAAGCACATAGGCTTGCGTGGTAGAGAACTGGAACGAAACGAGCCGATTGGCTGTGGTAGAGTCTTTGACTTCCGCGATAAACCCTGAACCGGGCCTGCGGAACGCACCGCCATAAGACTTGACGATCATATTCTCTAAAGTCTTTGTGCCGGAGGCGTATTTAGCCAAGTCAACCCTGCCCTCTAACTGGGGCGAGAACTCTCCCGCGCTAAACGAGGTCTGTAAATACGATACTTTTCCCATTATTCGCGGCTTTCTATGAACTCATCCCCGACGACTTCGGTCGATGACGACTCCTGCCCGTCAATGGATTTTGCTATCGCCAGTAATTGCGTGTAAAGTTTCAACTGTGTATCGCCCATCGAAGTTGAATGCGTTATCGGATAGGCTAACTCGGCGGCTAACCTTGTAGAGAACGCGGCGATGAAATTAGCGTCATATTTGTTAGGGTCGGTTTCCTTGCGGATATATTTTATGTAAACAGCGTCCAAATCGCAGAGTATCTTGTCGCCTTCACGCTTGTAATCACTTTGTTTCACACCACCGCTGTCATAGACTCCCAGCACCCTCAAACAATTGGTCGGTATCTGGAACTGGTAGGTATACCCGAATACGGGCGTTGAAGCCAACAGGGCGAGCGCCACACGGTCAACGGCAAAGTTCCACGGGTGGGCGCGTAAGACCTCATCTCTTATCTTGTCGTAAATAGCCTGCGCTTTCCTCGCGTTCTCCGATTCATCGTCGATAGACGTTATCCTTGAAGCGTCCAGTTTCACAAGAGCTAAATTGACTATGGACGTTTCAGAGACGGACGAGAACGAATAGACCTCATCACCTCCGACGGCTTTTAAGACTTGGACACCCTGCAAACCGAGTGTCGTGTCTATCATCGTGACGATATAGGTATCTTCTGTCGGGGGAGTAAAGGAGGTTTTCCAAGCGTCTCCGGCGACAAAGACAGGAGTTCCTGTCGTGGCGGCTAAAGTAAAGTTCAGGGTCGTGAAGTTCCAAGTGTAATCATCGGACAATCTGCGTATCTCAACCGTGCAGACATTTCCAGCCGCACTTCCCAAGAACTCCTCTATAACCCAGTAGAGTTCTGATACCTTGATATAGGTCGTTTCAGACATATTTCTCCTTTTCTATTGACGCACAGAACAATACAAGCATTGGAACGGTGGAACTTTGTGATTCAGGGAAGTGAACGGCTAATGTCAAGCACACAAGACCAGCCGCATACAAACTTAAATCTTTACACCTGCTAAATAATGAAATCATATATCCGAATATGGCGGCAAGACCGACAACACCCGTTTCAAACAATATCCTTATCCAGAAATTATGCGGGTGCATCCACACTCCCTCGGCGATAAAATGCCCCTTACCGAGAGCAGGGAATAAATGCTGGAACGTGCCAAGTCCATAACCGGCAAACGGGTGCTTATAAGTAAGGGCGAAACTCTGCAACCACACTTCGCCTCGCGCGTATGAAAAGTAATGCCACGACTTAAAAGCGTATAAGGCAAGCCCTATCCCCGTAAGTATCAAAATCCCCTTAAAGTATTTCTTCATAAAATCTGGTTTACCGACGGAGATTATGAAGGCGAAACAGAGCATAATCAAACTCTTTAACTGCATTAAATTGCCTACCGAG